GGAATGGGGGGCGGTGGCAAAGTGAATTTTGGAGCGATGCAGTCGCAATTGAATAAGAATATGAAACAAGCGCAGATGCGCGAGAGATTGTTGAAGAAGGTTCAAGAAAAGCAGGCGACGGCGACGGCGACTGCTGCTGCTGCTGCGGCCGTATCTGGTGCGACTACTGCAGTATTCACGTCAGGTGATAAACCGGCGAAGACACCACGTGTCCAAGGACAGGCCCCCGCATCGGCTCCGCCCACACTATCATCGTCGGCTGCACCTGCTTCTATTCAGGTCCCAAAAACAGACAAGCAAAAGAGTGATTGATCCGAAATGATATAGTGATGATTGAGCCAAAATGAGCCAAAATATATCAGGGTTTGTTCGGTAGCTGCGGACGCGAACGCGGAAGCGGCGGACGACCAAACAAGCGAACAAACAAGCGAACAAACAAGCGAACAAACAATCTAGACAATATATAAGTATTATAGTTATCTTATATATTATCAAATCACACACACAAACGTAATAATGAGTAAAGACCAAGTATTTTGGATGGAAGACCCAGCGGTTCTTATGAACAAAGATTATATTCGAGAGATATGGCCACAAAAGACGATGGAGCCCCCGGCGAAACTGAACGCAATCACACGCTTCATTATTCTCGCCACGATTTTAGGATACTTACTCACATCATCCTTTTCTCTCTTCATTCTGGGCGCGATTACTTTAGGAATTATCGTTATGATATATAATTTTGTCCATAAAGGTAAGGCGGGTGTCGAAGCGGATAAAGCCAAGAAAGTTCTTCAAACGAAGGAAGGGTTTGCGAACAATATTGACAAGCCTGAGATGTATGACCTGATGCGCGACGAATTTACGGCACCTCGTCCGCAGAACCCGCTGATGAATCCTTTGCTTTCCGAAATCATCGACGACCCGCAACGCAGAAATGCAGCACCGTCATTTAATCCTGCTGTAGAAGAAGATATTAATGAGTCAGCAAAACGATTTGTTAGCGGGAGTTTTGACACGAATGCTAGTAATGTCATTTACAACGGGTCGAATGTTCCCGCAGAACACCCCAATCATACACCGGAAGAAACGTATGGGAAATTATTTGGAACTTTAGGTGATACTGCGGTGTTTGATTCATCGATGCGACAATTTCATCCGGTGGCAAATACGCGCATTCCGAACGACCAGGATGCATTTGCAAAATTCTGTTATGGAGAGATGAAATCATGTAAGGAGGGGGATGAATTCGCATGCGGACGTATTAATTCGCGGTTAGGGGCGGTAGTGGGACAATAATGCGAATTATAGATATTTAGACGCTATATGCATAAATATTTATTTATATACATAGAATACAAGAAAGAAATACACAATCCGTCGAAATGGCATACGTTAATAGTTATACTTTTGATAACATGTCGCGTATCGGCTGCGATACAGGCGATCTCTCACAACGCAACGTCCAGAACTTGAATGCTGCGAATTACGCATTAAGCAACTTCTTTTCCACAGACTGTCAGATGGAGCGTCCGATTCAATTTGCGACGAGCCAGCCGAATGTGTTTTACAAGGGCGGTCATGGTGGATTTGGTGGCTGCAATATTGACACGAACTCTGAGCTGTCGATTGGAAGTTTGAATACTCACGCCAAGTGTAGGTTGAGCCTGCTTGAACGCCCATTCAAGACTGTTCCTTATTTAGGACGTGGAGCGGTCAATGTTGATTTTGAATCGAGGATGCTTCAAGGCGACATGAACACGAATAAGAAGAGCATTACACAAATATCGGAACAACTGAACTCTGCTCATGGCGACTATCCTCTTCAGGAGGAGTTTAAGGCGACGATAAACAATCCGGCGAATTATGTGGAAGGTGCGGCGGTGAATGGATGGATTCGTGGAGGCGTTCCATCGCGCGAGTTGGTCCGCGACCAGGAGTATCTGTTTAACGGATCGAAGTAAAGTACCCCAGCCTCACACCACACTGCAACCGATATCGGCGAAGACGAGCAGAGCGAAATCACGGAGCGACAGCGGAGTGATGTAGCGATGCGAGATGCGAGAAGAGACAAGAAGAATATAAAGTTATATTTCATATACTTTTATATATACAAACCTGTTTTATTACAACCATGAATGAAATCGATTTAGTCGAACCTTATGAATTGCCAGAATCAGAACCTACGCAAGCGCCCGAACTTGATCTCTCGGGATATCATTATGACCTTGTACTTACCTATAAAATGATTGAAGACATCGATGACCAAGACACCTTATTTCGTATCCAGTTCCTTCAGGCATTCGGGATTACAGACGACGAATATCATCCGGAGATCGTTAGCGCGGTTATTGATGATTTATATGAACGATTTCGAGAGAATTCGGGTATCCGAGGAATTTTAGAGTCACATCCTTTATTTCATTCGAAATCAACACGACCTGAAAAGGAATATGTGAGCGGAGCCGACGACGACACGACATCAGAAGAAGTGACCGATGAAGAAGCAGCAAAATCCGCTTCATCTAATAATCACGATAATAGTGAGATGATTTTCTGTATGATGTTTTCATTTCAGTTGTTTGACCTATTCCATGCATGTATGCGCCATGCCAAGCACAATGAAGAGATTCCGGCAGCACTACGGGATGAAATTACCGAATGTTTTCGGACGATGTTTTAGGCGAAGAAGTATTCACAATGTAATATTATATAGAATAATAAAAATAACATTACATTATAACGAACGAACATACACATACACACGAATGGCATCTACCCGAAACAAGAATACGCGCACCGATTTCAAAATCGAGCAAAATTCCCAGAACGTCGCACGCAATTACGTCGCGTTTGAAAACGGCTACGCTGGCAAGGCGTTTGAACCGGCGCTTGCATACGAAAGTGTCGGCATCCTTCCCACGAAGATGTCCCGCGAACACTTCTCTCAGAATTCAGTGGATATTGAATCCGCGTTATTCGGAATTAACTCCACGAATCTCGTAGAGCCACAGGCACAGGTTGTGCCGAAATTGAAGCAACTTCCCGAAGTTAAATTCTTTGATAGGATGGCGATGTTTATGCCGGAACCGCTGGTAGTCGAGAAGGCCGCGAGGCCGTTTCAGCATGCTGAAGCGAAACTGTTTTAAGGGGGTTGCGCCGGGGGGTGCGCCCCCCTACGGCGCTTGCGTCGCTTCGCTCCGCGGTGGGGGGTGGCGAAATTATTTTAATATTGGTGTAATGTATAACTAGAATAAAATGAGTAAATTTATACCAACGTTAGCTGCCATTCCAGAAAATAAAGACAATCATAATCGGTCTGACACTCAATTAACCGGTAATAGTAACAAAAAACAACGACGGGGTGATGGTGATGGTGATGGTGATGGTGATGGCAGTATGCATAGTGGTGGCGGGAAGACCCGTTCCTCCAGAAAACGCGCCTCCAAAACTCGTAACATCCGTCGCAAATCGACCAAACGCCAATCCCGCCATCGTCGTCGCACTTCACGCAAGTAATAATACGACCGAAAACCGCAACGTGTTTGTCCAAGGCCTAGTCAGGCGGCCGTCCTAGTGTCGACATAACTATCAGGATTTAGACAGCCGTTATGGCGATAAATACAGTAGCATAATAAATAATAAATAATCTATCCAGATATTAGTTATTATGACGAAAAAACATGCGACGTCGCGTTCTAAACGCAATAATAAAACCAAACGACGCACTCGTGCTGGTACGCGTAGGCGTAGTCGTAGTTATGGTAATAGGCGAACCGGAGTTAAACGAGGTGGGATGCTACGTAGGGCAGGGGAAGCTGCAAAGACAGCTGCGCGTACATACTTTGACCATGATGTATTACCTCTATTAACAAGATATCATAATTATGTAGGCTATAATCCTCATCCATCTGATGGTAGTGTTGTCAAATATCGAGAAAGATATTATAACACATTTGCAGATATACCGATTGATGAAGGAACCAAAGCAACTATTAATATTTTAAAAAATGAACTAAACGACCTAAAAGACCCGGTTAAAAATTTTGATAAAATAAAATCAGCTTATGATAAAGTAATTTCAAAATTAGAAGAAGAGAAAAGAGCACAAGAAGATAAAGAAAATGGCGTGAAATCAAAAACAAACCAGACTTCGACATTCTCTCTATCTCCATTTTCTTCTGTATCGCCATTTGATTCGCAGCATAAAGGTCATCAACGTACCCAACGTGTTGGTGCGCTGAGCCAGATTATGAACAAACCGTTTGGCACACCGGATACTGTTAGATATCCAGGTTATTCTTCTGATAGCGCAACACCAGCAAAACCGCGACCAAAAGGAACTATCGGTGGAGTAGTAGATGAAGATGATGATGGAACCGCACGAGTGCTGTTTGGCGTGAAAACCCCACAGTCTTCACCAATTCGGTCGCCGCCTCCTCCATCATCAAGTAATCCATCTGGTCCAGAAAATAAAGAAAACGAATTATTTAGTCCTGTTCGCAAACTACCCTTCTAATATTACAGCCTTGAATACGTTCGTCCGAAATATTTGTCCAATTGTCCTATGCAGATGTCGCCATTTTTCACCTGTCGCGGGTTCGGAATGCTTGTATGCGTGACCTCTGTCACGAGAACCTTTTTGTCGCGTTGAATCCAGTAACAATACGGCGGGCTTGTGATTATTTTTCCGTTGAATTTATGATGTGATGGATTCGCCAGGCGTAGTTGTTGTAGTGCTTCGGAATACCATCCGAAAAACAGCGTTGGGTCTTCAGGATAAGGTGTCGATGGTGGGGCGGGAGGGCATGATGTCGTCATCGTCGTCTTCTTCAGTCGTTGGTTTGCTTGATAATAATATTCACTATTATCAATCAAAATCATTCAATTTTATTCTGGGGGTTGCGCCCCCCTACGGCGCTGGCGTCGCTTCGCTCCGCGGTGGGGTGTGGTGGTATTGGTATTAATCAACCTCCAACCCTGCAAACCGATTATGAACCTTCACACTTCCTGTCGGCTTTGCCCCCTTTACTTGATTGTCCGCATCGTTGTCTAGAGAATGACTATCATCGACTCTTGGAATCTGAACAGTTAGTGTAGGAACCATCCGTCCACCTCTTGCAGGTCGTGCGCTACGAAATCCGGATTTTGTTTCTGCCGAACCTGAATTCGAACGCTCAATCTGCCTTTTTTGAAACGTCTTGCGCTTTTGGGTTGTATCGGCGTCACCATCTCTACTACTCACATGACCCACATGACCTACGGTCTCCGACGAAGCAGGAGTGGCATTCAAGCACGCCAACTGTTGTGCTGCTGCCAACTGATTCACATAGTTAATCACCGCGTGTTTGGTAATAAATGCACCTGCCTCCTTCATCGTCGCCAGATAGGTGTCATAATGAAGCTTGTACATGTGTGTCTTGAGCTCGCGGTCATACTCCTTCAAAGGCTTTGCATCCTTCTTGACATAGTGCTCAATATACGCGTCATAGAGTCTTTGGGTGTAATCATGAAGGCGATCGCGGAACTGGCGGAACGTGCGTGAATGTTGCGGATGATACTTCAAATACTCGTCAATCGCACGGTCCTTACGAAGCTGGAGATACTGCGCCATCAACTTCTGCTCCATACCCTTACGCTTCTTCACGCTCTCATACTTTGGATTACGCTTCTTATAGCAGAATCCACTGTCCTTATCCACAAAAATAACCCCGGGCAAAGAAACACCGCGAGTGTCGGCTGATGCATACATCTTGCAATAATCCTCCACCGTGTGCGGAGTGAATGTCGCAGTCGCAGTCGCTGCCTCTGTCTCAGTATCATCCAGAACACATGTCAGCGTTGAAGGCATGTGCGAAACACTACCACCAAAGTTGGCAGAAAATATATCACGGTTGATACGGATCGCATTCACACCGCCATCGTCAAGTGAAGTCAATTGATACACCGCAACCAGATACAACTTTTGAACAGTAATCGTATTCACAATTTGATTTTTGGGGTGTTGGATTACGAACGAGTAACAGTATTTCTTAGGGACACCCTCCAATCCACCTGGAAGCAAGCTAAGAACTTCGCAAATACGACGACGCAGGATCTCCTGAACACCCAGTTTCTGAAATCCACGGGATGTATCAGTATCTACTCCGGTGCCAGCGCCGGCATCGGCTTCTGTAGTAGTTTCCGATCCAACGGTCGCTGCCGCTGCTGCTGCTGCCGCTGCCGCTGCTGCTACCTGAGCCTCAGCCTCTGCTTGATGAATATGGTGATACGAAACCTCGCCAACGCAACTCTTTGTCGCGATATACCACTTTCCATTCGAGTCGCAGGTCCCGGCTTTCCAGAACAAATTCACCATGATACCTTCGACAAACTCCTCTGCTGTCAAATTGCCACTCACCGAATTCACCTCATGTGTCTTCATATCATCAGTAAGAGTTAGCATCTTGGGGGGAGCGATGCAGCAAATACGACCGGCTGCATCAAACACAATAGAACGAAACCGCCCCACCGTAGAGTATTGCTCAGCTGTGAGTTTAGCACGGTCATACTTCAAAGTATAAAATACATCGGACGACTCGGTTTTAGAGAAATGAAGTAGATATCCTCTCTCAGCACACCATGTACGGATTGTATCAAATTCAGTCTTATCAAGTGAGCTCGCCTTTATCTTATTGACAAACTCGGGCAACTCGGAAAATTCGTTGGAAGAGATAGAAAACATTATGATGCTGATATACTATCACATCACTAATCTTTATATCGATTATTATATATCAAAGAGATATAATCGAGGGATATATAAATTATAAAATAACCACATAAAATAGTAGTAACTATATAGTATATCATCATAACATGGATCCGGAAGAGATCGATCCAGCATTAACAATAGAACCAGGTAGTGATAATAGCGATGAGGATGAGCCGCAATCACCTGGACAAACAGAGGTGGTTTCGTTATCTATCGAGCTCGGCGATATCATAAGGCTTATTGCTCCAACACATCAAGAAATTCATGACCACGTTTTTTTAGTCGATTATCTATCTTCTCGTAAAATTAAACTCATAGATACAGACACTCTCGAAGAGGTTATTTTAAAGCTCGACGCAACCGGAAAACTCACCGATGAAAGTATAACCACTATAGAACTTTTAAGTCGCTCCGATGAGAAGGGGTATGCGAGACAAAATAATTTAGTCGTATCTACATGGGTGAATATTCGGTTCGGCGGTGATGTTCCAACCATTATTACGGGTATGATTACGAACTTAGAAGAAGATATGATCGAGATACGCACGTATCCCGAAGATGAGATGATATACATTAATTTCGGTTATATGGGTATTCCGGAAAATTTACCGATTGAAGAGATCAAGATTCGTGCGCCTCCATCGGCGTTCGGAACTGAAAAACGTGCAGAAGCGGTCGGTGCTGAGGCCGAGGCCGGTTTTCTAGCTATGGGTATGGATGCTATTTCACAGGATGAATCATCATCCACTCTTACGCCACTAGAAGAACGCCGAAGACAACGACAGCTCGCACGAAGCGCTCAAGGCGGCGAAGATGCTACAGAACAGCCGATTGGTGAATCCGAGCATACTGTGTTATCGGATGTACGTCCCGCTTCTGCTGCTGCTGCCGCCGGTGGCGAGATGGTTCCAACAGCTGCACTTCGAGAGAAATTACGATCTATTTTAATCGACGCAGACCAAATTCAAGTGGGAGAAGAATTAGACGTCCTTGTCCAAACGGTTGATATTCCGGATGAGAACCGGCGTTTTAATTTAGATAAGCAGTGTGATGACCTACTAGATACGTTGATGACGAATGTCCCGTCCGCTGAAAAAACCCGGTCGGTTATAGCGCACATTCAGAGGATGGTGATCCGGTTTCGTGAGTTGCGACACAAATTCTCTCAGTTTGACGCCAACGGAAATCCGGCGATCCCGCCGCCCAAAAGCGCACTTTATCGTCCGCTCATTGATACGTTGATGCGAATGGACCACGCACTTCGATGGATTATCCCGATTGTGAAAACGCGGAAGGTGATCTATGATATCCCAATCGACGACCGAACCGCAGCAGAAATGGATATTACACCTCGTCTCATCCAAGAAGAACGAGAGACCGAGAATCAACTTCAACGTCAGTGGTACGATGGATCTTTGACATACGCGCAGTATATGACGAATCTCTCGGCGCGGCATTTTTCGCCCAGTTATGAGCCTCGTTACATGCAGGATGTTATTAGTTCGCGTCAAGTGAATGAGAATATTACCGCGGTTATCGACAACTTGGATGATTTTTACTCATCGGTTGTCCAGGGTGAAGAAGTGAAGCGTCGTAGGTTTGTGATTCAAAAATACAATCTTGGACTGTCAAAGGTTCAGCAAGCATCCGCGTCATCGCGTAACTCTTCTGACACAGGATCTGGACCGGCTGCTCTACTCAAACGAACCACAGAATTAACGAATCTCACTCCCAACGAACGAATGAACGTGGTCGGTTTCATGACGTTCCCCGAACCGGTTATTTATTATTCGCGCATATCACTTCCTAGTATTAACATTCTTGATAAATCTGATCTCAACACCAAACATGTTCATTACTGGGATATGTTGCGCCAGATGATGACGC